AGTAAAACCATCGTCATCTACTAAGTCTAGTATTTCATCTGTAGTTTTTTTGGCTCTTCGTTTAATAGAAGCTTCATCAATTTCTAAACGTACTTGAGTATATCTTTTAGTCTTATCATCCCAACTCCAGATAAAAGGATTTCTAGAATAATGATTTATAATCTTTTGTTCAAACGCTTCACGATTAGCCAGTATTTTTCTTTTATCAAAATACCTTGGAAAAAAGTTTTCTTTCAATCCTTTTTCTACAGCAGTGCCATCAAGATAAGATTTAAGATTATCTAATCTTTCTTCCATTTCTGTAATAATTTTTTGTTTACTTAGTAATGTTTTCTTTTGAGGATCTGTTAATTTCATTCTCTCAATATATCGTCTAGCATCTTCAAAAGTTCTTACCTTTTGTGATGCTTCATATGCAGCAGAAAACTCATCAAGTTCTTCTTGAATTGCTTTTCTTGTAGCTAATTGTTTTTTAGTAAGGCCTCTTGATTTAAAGTCTTTATCATATTGAGCAAGCTTTTCTCTTTTTTTAATAATATTGTTTTCTAAAAACATTGTGTTTTTTTCAAGAATATCATTGTAAACATTAACTTGCTGTGAAAGACCCATTTCTGTTTTTAGTTTTCGTCCTATTAAAGAACCGTGACCTCTAAGCAAACCTGCATTATTTAATAAGTTATCCCATTCTTCAAAGTATTCTTTTAAAATTTGAACAGCTTTTTTCTCTACATCTGTAGTTGGAGTTTTGTTATGAATATAAAGATCTGTTATATGTTGACCAAAATCTTCGAAAGTTAAACTTTCTTTACCTCGAAGTTTTTGTATTGTTTCTATTGTGTCACTAATTTGCATATCAGCAATTGCATAGTTTCCGCTGTTTGATGCTTCACCCCAAAGTTCATGAATTTTGTTATAGGTGTTACCCCACTTGCCAGAAAGCCTACCTGCTTCTTGAAAGACAGAAGTTCCAAAACCTGCGCCACGTTGATTTAATTTAAATAATACACCTCCATCATTTACTAATCTCATAAATCTAAGTTTAACTGAGTTTGGTGCTAAACTTTTATTACCCATGACTGCTTTTACTGGAGTAGGTAAAGCTTTATAGAATAATGATTCTGTCCACCATTCCCCCTGAAATATTAAATCATCATCTTTTAATTCATTTAATTTTAAATCATCACGCAAAACTCTTGGGTTTGCATTTACTCCTTTAGAAAGATCTTCAAAGTTTTTCATTGTTTCAGCGAAAGATTTTTCAAGACTAGCAGCTTGTGGTCGCTTTCTAATTTTATCTATTCCTGCACCAATGCCAAAACCAAGAACACTAGAAACCCCATGAGCAACAGCCTGTCTTGAAAGAGCATCTAGTATAGCCTGATCTGCATCTTTTTGCCCTGATAAATCATTTGCCAACATTAAAACATTAGAAGATCCTTCGAAGAACAAAGCTTCTGCATTTGCTATTTTAAATCCCTTCATAGCCATTGTTTCAGATAACTTGGCGTCTAGTGCTGCTTTAAAATTTTTAGCTGTCTTTGTATCTTTAAGGGTTTCTTCAAACGGCTCCATCAGAAGATCGTCTTCAATAACTTCATCTTTTTGTTGAGCAAACTTTTTTTCAATTCTTTCTCTAACATCTAATGCATTACGTCTATTTATTCTGGCTATATCATTTGTTGATAAAAAAGCATCACCTAATACTTTGCCATATTTTTTTCTAGCCATTTTTTTAAGTAACGCATAGCCACCACCAAGAGTTGCTAACTCTGCAATTAAAACAGAATCAGTTAAAAATTGTTTAACAAACCCACCTTGCTCAATTAATTTCTGATTCATCTCATCTTCAATAACTTTATCATAAGCTTCTTGAGCGCTTTCAGGGTTAGACGCATAATTTAAAATATATCGGCCTTGTGGAGAGTTTAAGGAAATGTTTTTACTTTCTATAAAAGCTTTAGAATCAAAACCTAAATCTCTTTTTTCTCCTTCTTCTTCAACACCAAAAGTGTTCCACATATCTCCAAGAGCATTAAAAAATGGTCCAACATATCTATGCGTCTGCCCTGCAAAAACTTCAGCAAAAGATGGATCGGGTAATCTTACACCTAAATCTCTATCTAGAAATGGTTTTAAAGTAACTGTTGGTTTTATAGAGTTATCAGTCATCTTCTACTTCCAAGAAGTCTTCATAGTAATCTATATCAAAATCTCTAATAACACCTTCGTTAATAAGTATTTCAAAGTTTCTTCTATTGCTTTCTATTTCCAAAAGCTCTGGCCTAAAAGCAAACATATAAGCTTGTTCAGCTTTTACTAATGGTAAGAAATCATCAGGCACATTATCAAAAGAATTTAGTGTTGGTATTTTTTCTACGGCAGGTTGAAAACCCTTAAACTGCAAAAACTGCCCACCTGTTCTGTCGTTCATTCTTTCGCTCATTAATGCTCTGCTATAAAAAAGCATAGAAGGATGCTGTTTTTCTTTAGTAACAAAATCTTGAACATTCATTACCACTGGAACGCTTGTACTAGGATCGCTTAATTTATTATATCCACCTGATTGATTAGGGATTAAAACATAATACAAACCTGTGTTGTCTGCTATTTCTCTAAATCTATAATCAACGTCATAAAAATAAGGTTGTCCATCTGAAACAATATATTGCTGGTTTCTTTCTTTTAATTTAGTAAGAGGAGTCTTTACTCTTTCTTTTCCATCAAGCTCTGGATAAAATTCTGAACCTGTTGCCAACCCAAAAATAGGAGTTGTTGCAGAAACAGCAGCCATTGAATCTCTTAATCTTCTGCCAAATGTATCTCTTATATCTGTTCTAAAAAACATTTCACGTTGGGTTTCTGACATATACTGGTACATTAATTCTGCACCTGCTTTGTTCATGCTTTCAATTTCAGATTTGTTTAAATATTTATCTCTAGCGCCTTTAACTATTCTTTTAAAAGTACCACCAAGACCAAAGAAAGAAGTATCTAGCCCAAGATTAGGAACTTCTTCTGAAGCAATTTTATCGTCAATACCAAAATGAAAATCTGTAAATACATTTAATCTTGTTTTTAAATTGTTTTCATCAGTGTTGTAGCCAAGTGCTATTGCTGCACTTTCTAATATATTAATAGCCCTGCGATTTGCTTCTGGATAAGTTTCTCTTAACCAATCGCTAAGTTTATCTACGTCTAGCATTTTTTCTAAATCAGCTTTAATTCCACCCTCACCAACATCAGCAGCTTGATTAACAACATTCCTCATTGCTTCTTCTGCACTTGGCTCAAGACCAAGTTGATATCTTATTATTGCTGTAGTGTATCTAGCTATAGATGTTTCAGAAAGTTGATTTGTAACTTCTTTAGACCAAAGATTTACTCTTTCTCCCTCTGGTTCTTGTTCCATTCCAAACATAAATAAACTTAAAAGAGTACCAACATTTCCAGTAGGACTTTGAGCTTCTTGCTCTAATTGTATTTTAAGATTTTCAGGAATAATAGTTTTCCCCATTAGTTTCATAAGTTCTAAACTTGCTGTTGTAGGTCTTCCATCTTCTGTAAACCATTTAGAACCGTCACGAAAATCTATTACTTCATTCTCATCTAAACCAAGTAAAGGTTTAAGTCTTTTATCTACATAGATTTGTATATTTTTCTGAGAAGATTTGCCTCGATTAGTTTCAACTATATTAATAGCGTTTGCTTCTTGTTGATCTAAAATTAATGCAGCTTGTCTTTTTTCATTTAAAGATATTAAACCTCTAATCTGCGTTCTAAACTCAGATTTAAAACCGTAGATATCTTTTGCAGAAGAAAGCAAAGAATACATCTGAAGTTCTTTGCTACCTTTTTTTAATGATTTTAAAAAATTAGGGTCTTGAGTTTCAATAGCATTTAAAGCTTCTGATAAAATGTTTTCATTTATACCTTGTGGATATAATTCACTAAACATTCTTTTAGCTGCTTCTATTCGAGACAGCCCAAATTGATTTTGCAATCTAGGAATATAATTATTACGCGCCCCTATATCATCAGGAAACATCTGTTCTATTTTTTCTTTAGCTTCTTTAAATTTATAATCAGGAATAAAAGGATTTTGATCCGTAGGATTAGCAGCTTGGTTTTGAAAATCTTTCACCATTTCATCTGCTAAATTTAAATTAATTTGTTTTTGTTCTGCCCCACTTAATTTTAAATAATCATCTTTGATGCTCTGCAAGTCACCTGAAAGAGATTTAATTGTAGGTGCTGTATGTCTTTTATTTGATTTTAATTGAGGTAATAAATTTTCTAATTGACTAATATTACCAGCTAACTTAGCAAAATCTTTTAGCCTTAAATTTTCTTTAGCTTCATTTTCTATTTCTTCAAACAAAAGAATTTGAGATCTATCAATTTGTTTAATATCTTTTGTTAAGTTAAATTTCTTTTCTTTTTCAGCCAAAATATTTACAAATGAATCGTACTGTCCTTTTTGCTCTGGGCTTAATAAAGAATAATTAAAACCTTTTGTAGTTTGTAATTCTAAGAATATTTTTGAAGCTTGTGTAAAGTTATCGTTTTGAACAGAATTATCTATTCTTTTAAATGCAGTAATATGTAAAGTTTTAGATTGTGTTTTTGCTTCTAACTCGTCAGCTTCTTTTTGTTCGTTATTAGATTTTTGTTCAAGTTTAATTATTGAAGTTTCAAAATCAGTAACTTTTTCTATATCATCTGCAATGTCATTTCTTCTATCATCGTCTAAATTTATTATTTGCTTAAAGTCTTCTTGCAAATCCTTAGGAAGAAAAGATAAATCAATGTCTTCGTTGCTTTGAGCCAGTACTTTAAATACATTAATTTTAAACTCTTCAGCATTAAAAGTATCTTCATCTACTGTAGAAAGAAAATTTAAGAGTTTATCCTGAACAGTATCTATTATCTGAGCATCTATATAGTTGTTTTTTAAATCTTCTTTAGCTCCATCAAAAGTAGTTACATTCAATATATCAGATACAGAATTAAAATCTGTTGTTTCAAACTGAGCAATTAAACTTTGATTTTGTTCAGGCCATTCATCAACCTTTGCATTTCTTAAATCATCAAATTTATTTTTTCTTTTTGTATAATGGTCTGATAAATCATCAAGTTTACTAATAGGCAAACCAGATTGATGAACACTTAAAAGTAAATCCTTAACTACAGAATCTTGTACAGATGCTATTTCAGATGCATCAGTTAAAGCAGAATCAATAATAAGTTTTTGAGATTTAGAAAAAAACTTTGATTGATTTTCAATTAAATTTACTAAAGCTAAAGATCTATGAAAAGTTACCTTTTGCATATCTGATTTGAATTCTTTTGAATTTTTAGTAAGAGCAAATTTTTCTTCAGCTTTTATAGTAGAATCAGATACCATTGTTCTTAACTCAAGAACACCAGATGTAGTGTCAGTCATTGCTGCTGACTGTTCTAAGTTTTGCAAACTATTTTGGAAAGTAATATCCGCATATTCATTTGCTTTTTTTCTTGCAACTTCTTGTTCTTTTATTTCTAATTTAAGTTGTGTTTTAGATAAAATAGAACCGCCAGTGTTTGCTATATATTCTTGGAATCTACCATCAGCAGCTTTATCCATTGATTTAAGATAGTTGCCAAATTGTGAATTATATTCAGCAGAACTTTTAGCTGACATTGCAACTTCAATAGATTTTTCCTCAAGCTCTTCAAGCATTGACTCTTCAAATCTACGCTCAACAACTCTTTCATATGCTCGTCTAGCAACTAGCCCAAATTGTTTTGGAACATTAAAAGCTTTAGGTTTTTTATCTTCATCAAAATCTATTAAGTTTTGTCTCTTAACAGCTTTAGCCGCATTTACTCCTGCCTTTTCAGCTTCAGCTTGTAAAAAGGGGGCAAAGTCATTTGCTATACCTTCAGCATTTCTAGCTACAGATCTCCAAGTTTGCTCAACGCCAGTGTTAACATTAATCACGCTTATTCTTGGTAAACTTGCTTGTAATTTTTGACGCTCAATAGCCATGATTAAAATCCGTATGTTTTATATTTAGTAGCACCACCAACAAACGAACCTAATGCATCAAACATAGCTGCTTTTTGTGCTTGCTTGCCACGTTCAATTTCTATCAGCCCAGCCAGTTTTGTTTGTCCACGCTCAAGAGCAAGACCCTGACTAAGTGTTGCAATGTCTTTAACTAATACCTGACGTTCAGACCCCTGGGCATCGTAGAAAGCTTTAGAAACGCCTATGTTCTCGCCACCACCACTTTGAAAAGAAAAGATAGCATCGTTAGAATCAAAAGCTTTTTCATATTCACTAATACGAATTGCCATATTGTTTATAGCTTGAGCCTCATCAGCAATGCCTTTTATCTCCATTGCCTCTGCTTGTTGCTCTGCTTGGCCTCTTGCTGCTCTCCCTGCTTGTAAAGAAGCAAACCCAGATATAGCACCTAATACTAAATTAAAAGCCATTAAAATACTAACTCCGCTATTAACCCATTAATCTGTAATGGTAATGGGGCTGATTGTGTTATTGTTACTTGTGGATCTGCACTATACCCAAGCAATCTAAACTCATGTTTACCAGTAAAAGGTTGCTGTTGCAGAGAAAGATCGTCTGTAACGTTTCTAATTATTAAATTAGTATCATTAACTTTAACAGACAATGTATTATTTAAATCCACAAAAACACTAGTAACTCCTCTAGGAATACCAGTTAAAGGACCACCTGCTATTGGAGCATCAATGGGATTAGTTGTTAATGTAACATCAAAGTCAAAGCCTATCTCAGCAGAAGTAAGTGTAGGATCAACAGCAGATACATCTACATTACCACTAGCTACAGTAAACTGCCCAATGTAATTGTTACCATTTACCACTTCTACAACTGCACCATTATTAAAATCTGATGATACATCAAATACACCAGCCGTTCCAGTAAACACAGTAGACATATCAGTATTCTTAGTAGCTACAAATTCGCAAAGAACATGCTTTTCTGTACCATCACCAAGGTTGAAAACAACATTAGCAAACACTCGATCATCAATAGTGCAAGTAGAAACAAATGTTCCAGCGCAAGTGAACTCAGTCCACCCTGCTCTTTTCTCAGCACGATTAGAATTAAATACAGCTATTGTTCCATCAGCATTTGTAATAAACAAATAACTTTCCGATCTATTCAAAGCACCGTTAAAAACATTTTGTTCAATAGGGGTTTTAATTAAATGCGAAGAAACGGTAGATATAGGACTTGCAACATAAGCAGCTTCCCCATCACTAAATAAGAACTCTCTTATAATAGCTCCACCTTTTTGAGTAAAAACAGTTGCTCCATCAAATACAACAGGTCTTTCAAACCCACACCCAAAAGATGTTTGTCTTCGAACCTGAACATTAGTTGGAGTCATTGGTTGGTTTTGAAATGCAGGTAAATACATTTCAGAAGATGCAGTAAACACCTGAAGATCTCTATTAGATACTACATGGCGTATTTGATTTATTTCACCAATGCTTGCAGTAACTTGAATAGAATCATTATCAGCAGCAGTACCAACATCAAAGTTATAATACTTACCACTCTTACTCATAAAGATTGCGTCTGGTTGAGCAACAGTACCAGCAAACACTAATCTGTTTTCATGGAATGTAACAGCGGCAGGAAAGCCTCGAAGCGAAGAAAAAGACTGTTCATCCCAAGTCGTAATAGGTGCATGGCTTTGAATCTTTGGAGCGCCACCACCATCTTCAGAAGCATTTGCACTTCCACCAGCAGTAAAAACAAAACGATTATCATCTACAATAGAAGCTACAGAACGTGTTCCATTTAAATTACTATTAGAAATATTACCAACTGAAGCAGCACCAGCTATAACAATAGAATCGCCAACACTTAAACCATGATTTACCATAGTTACCTCTACATCAGCAGAGCTTTCTGTTGTTCTAAATGGTGCTACATCTAAACTTACAGTAAGCGTATCAAGTATATCTCCTGTTGCTACTGTTGAGTTTGTTACTCCAGTTATTTCAATCTCTGCACTATTGTATCTTACTGTTGTTCCAATGTGCTTCGATGGACTTGTTGTATCCCAATACGCAGAACTTGTTGTTAAAGTTACCCCTGATCCAGAAGTAGCAGAAACATCAAGTGTAACACCTGATTTCTGAAAATTAAAATACGGTTGGTATATTTGTTTATTGTCAGATTTCTGATCAAACACAAAAGGCTCAACCTGAAAACTAGATAAACTTGTTCGTATTAATTGTTGAGGCATAAAGGTAGGATGACAAATAAACATAACATCCCCAGCTTGAGCAAACGTATACTCATGCAAGAAATCATGATCGAACTTTAATGTTTGACTATTTATATCTTGAGTAAGTGTAGCTGTTAAAGCAACTACACCAGTTGTAGGATTAATTAAAAATACCCTTACTTTTTGATGCTCAAGAGAAACTATATACTGCTCATCATCAGAAAAGATAAATGGCAAAAGTCTAGCTTGCTGAACCTTAGTACCATCAACAGTTATATCAAACTTATATATATGCTCTAAAGCTGGTCGCTTTATTACACCACCTTCTGCTCGGAGAAAAAAGTTTTCTACTCGTTGTGCTGATTGATTATATAACTCTGTATCTGTTCTTGAATACAAAGAAGGGCTTACTTCACCGTATTTGAAGTTACTTAATGGAACGCGAACCTTTTGCATTTAGCTTCGCCTTTGTGCAATAAATCTTGATGTATTAAGTTTTCTTGTTGTTTGTTGTTGAGAGTCTGTTGTTCTAGCTTTCATCATAGAAATCTGAGCCTGTTGGCCCATCAGAGTAGATAACTGAGAATCTCTTGCAATGCTAAACGCAAACACTCTTGCTAACTCAAATTGTAAAGCAACAGTAAAATAAGATGGAAAATCTGTTTCTTCTGCGCGATAAGTATAATCAAGTATAACTACTGAGTTTGCATCTTCGTTAGCAAATATTTTGTCACCATAAGTTTGATATTCTACGGGAACATCATTTACAGTAACAGCATGAGTCATTAACCATCCATCAGGTAACTGATAAGCTGCATCATATCTTCCAGTAGGTGCATCTGTAAGTCTGTTTAAAATAGCTTGATTAGTAGCAAACCTCCAACGTGTACTTGTTAAAGTAGCTCTAGCTATGTCTTCATAAACATTAGAAGCTACGAGAGCTTCATTGTTTCCATCATCAAAAGAAGTAATAGGTTCAGCACCAATTAGGATTAAAGCTCTTGCACAAATATCTATAGCTGAGTTTGCTGGTGTGCTTGTTACTGCCATTTCTAATCCTTAAAGAAAGGTGGGGCCGAAGCCCCAACCTATTAGTCGCTATCGGTTTCAGATACTGCCGTACCATCAGATACATCAACAACAGTACCAGTATTAGACAATACTGTTACAAAACTTGTTGTTGGTGCGTTAGTATCATGCACTATGATCATATCACGAACAGCAAGCATATTAGCTGAGTCGTTAAAGTAACCAGCAGTATTTACTGTAGCTATCGCATCAGTAGTTGTGTATCTCCACAAACTACCATTTGAGTCGCCACCAATACGAGTTAGTCCAGTTGCACTATAAGCCATTTTCTAACCCTCCTAGTTATTATCTAGCAGTTCGTATACGCCGTTGTCATCAATGACAACAGAACCCATTGACATCATTGATGTCGCTAGGTGCGATACTTTTTCTGCTACATAGTTTACTTCAGTCTGAACATCAGCGTTCACACCAATTCCAACTGCTCTCATGTGGTAAACAAAGTTCTTACCACCAGCTACAGCCGATGTTGAAAAGATCTTGAAGCCCAAGAACTCTTTCATTGTCATACCGCCAGCAAACGGTAAGTTTTGTGGTCCAACAAAATCACTTGAAGCAAATTCTGTAATGTTAAACAGATCTGCAAAACCAGCAGGAGACATTGCAATATAGCGTTGTCCATCTTCTGGAATACTTGCTGTTCCAAATGTTTCAAATGTTGTTAGAAGATCTGCTTTACTTACAGCAGAACCACCAGCACCCAACTGAGTTGAGTTTGCGCCAGCATCCATAGCTGTTGTAATAAGCTCATCTGTCTTACGACCCAATGCAGCAGCAGCAGATTCAGCAATAGCTTGGCGTTCGTTGATATTTGTTTTCAACTCGTCAAGTTTATCGATGTACTCAGCAGCATA